GTAAGTCGCCAGCGGTGTGCTTGAACCTGCTTGATAAGTGTAGATTTTGCCGCCCGCAAGTGGACTACCTGTGGTCGTAAAGAATTGGAAACCGTTGCCAATAGGCGAAAGATTGACGCTCATTTTTGTTCCTTACCAATGTCAGAAAGTTTTGTGCCGTAATTTACATATTCCTGCACTTTTTTCATTTTCTTTGCAGCCTGATGATGCTTATAACCATAGGTGGCGATTGTCGCTACTGGCGCAGGAACACCCGTCATTGCTGTTGATGCGCCCATCTCAGCCAGTGCCGATAGAAGCGTTGCTGTTGTGCCTGATGTGTTTACAGTCCCTTGAGGAACAGTTTGCAAATCTTTGGTGTATTCGTTCAGCGTTCTATAACGTTGAGCCTGTTCAGGGCCAAACAAGAAATCAAGTTTGCCGCTCTTATCAAGGGCTTTGATTTCTTTATCAAGCGCAGCAGTGGAAACGTATGGGCGACCCTCAATATCGCGTCCTACGCCTTTTGTGGCCTCTTGGCGAATCTTCTCTGCGGCATAACCCTTCAGTTCTTTGGCAAGTTGCTGACCCTCTGGCCCCATCTTTTCCAAAGTTGCAAACACAGCTTGAACGTCTGAGCCTGTGCCCTTAAACACAAGTTTGTCTGCCAAAGCCTCAAGAGGAACAACCCGATCAGTTGTGCCCTTTTTCAGACGGTTAATGTCTCGGATGATTCCCTGATCTTCAAACTCTGCCTCAAAAGCACGATTCTTTGCTCTGGCTTCTTTATACAAGTCGCCGCCAGCATTTTCTGTGGCTTTGTCAATTTCGCCTTTGAGTTGTTTACCAAGACGCACGCTGCCCTTTTTGGATGGGTCGGCCTCTTCGTTGATGAGCTTGCGAATGTCCTCCATTGCATTGATAGGAATTAAGCCTGTGCCTTGAGGGTCATTGGCTTTAAGCTCTTCCTCAACAATGGAATAAAGCGGGTTTTGTGCTTTCTTAGTTGGTCGACCTTCTGTTTCCTTAGAAATCAGATCAAGAATACCCTTGTAAGAAACAGGTTGCGCAGTCTCACCAGCCTCTTGTGCGGCTTTATAAGCATTGCTAACTTCTTGATAACGGTTGTTTTTGTAAGTTTGAACTGCGTCAGCAATGTTCTTACCAAACTGGGGCGCGTCCATCCCCACCATTTCTGCGCCAGTTGCATCCACCTCGGCTTGCAAGTTCTGTTGCAGTTTGCGGTTTTGCAAAGCAAATTTTTCTTGGAATGGGCCACCAAACTCAGGGCTTTTGGCTGTTTCGCGCTCAAACGTTACATCAGCAGGATTGCGTGTAAGTTGTCCCTTGGTCATGTCATCACCCATAGGGACAAGCAATTCATTGCCGCGCTCACGGCGCAAACGAGCCGCATCAACTTCAGCAGCACCCATGCCTTGCATTGCAGGCTTTGCGCCTTTTTCCATGCGCACTGTAGGCAACTTGGCTTTAAATTGTTCAGCCATTTGCGCAACAGGTTGAGCCACGGCTTGTTTGGCTTGACCAGCGGCGGCTGATGCTAATGGAGCAAAAGCATAAGTTTCAGGCAACGGCCCGAGTTCACCAAGTTTGCCAGCAACCTCACCAATCGCACCAACGACTTGTTTGCCAGCCTCAGTGCGTGGCTGGTAGGTTGTTTCCTCTGCGTATCGTTTGGCTTGCTCTTGCGCGATTTTGACACCTTCTTGAGTGCCATATTTGCCAGATCGAGCGGCGGCAACCAACCCAGTGATCGGCCCAACAACTGCGGCTTGCGTTCCAGTTGCTAGTGTTGCTATCGGTTCCAAAACTGCACCAGCGGCTTCTTTGGCTTTGCCAAAAATACCCTGCGCAACGCCACCAACATTACTTTGTTGCGCTGGCTGCGCTTGCATTGCCTGACGCACAGCATTGTTTAAAGTCACCGCATCAAAAGAAAAACCATCGGTTGATGGCGTTTCCTCTTCTGCTTGCAACTGTGGATTTGCGCCAGACAACTTTTGGCGCGGAGGCATTTGCGGAGGCGCAGAGGATTTCTTTCCGTATGCGCCCTGAACTGCCGAATCAAGTGATGCAGCCGAAAAGTCAAACATCATTTGCCTTTCACAAGTTTGCTGAGATTATCAGCTTGAATCAGCAATTGTTTATAGCCATTTGATCCGTAACCACCAACTCCATCCACAATCTGTTTAATCGCGGCTTGATCGCTGTTGCGAACAGCATCCACAAATTGCAATGTTGGAACAAGATTTTCCTGTGAAGTCCAACGATTCTGAAATTCACGCGCAGCCAACGGGTTGTTGCCCGCCGCTTTTACGGAATTGTTTGCGCCCTCGTTGAACAATCCAATCCCTGTAGATAAAGCGCGGTTCATACGGGCTGTTGCTTTGATTGCGTCTGGCGTCCATTCGGTTGTGCCAGCCATCTTTTCTGCAATACCTCGAGCCGCATCAGTGCCCAAACCAGCGGCAGATGCCAAGTTCGCTGTTTCCAGCGCCATCTGGTGGCCCAAGATTTGACGGTTTTGCGTTGCATCAGAAGTCCAAGGCAATGCCGCATAACCGCCACCCAATTTGCTCAACGTTTCAGCGCCAGCACCGACCAATGCTTTATCAGCCAGTTGGATGATCTTGTTGTTGTTGAACAGCGAGTTTTGAACACCCTTGGCGGCTTCGTTGGCCTTCAATTGGATGTTGCGGGCCGCTGAAACCGTTTCAGAAGTCTCAAACGGCATACGCACAGGCGCATTGGATTGAGGCGCGGCTTGTGGGGCTGGTTGACCGCCTTGAGGCATACCAGTGGCGGGAATTTTTTGCTGACCAACACCAGCAGGAATCGTGACCTCACCCATGATGTTGCCGTTTACGTCTTTGACGTATGCGGTTGGGTTGCCAGCGGGATCAACGCGACCTGTTGCTTCCATTCGTTGATTCGGCCCAATACCCAATTCAACTGTCGGCGCAAGATTCTTGCCGCCCAACTGATATGGCGAGGTATAAACAGGAACAACCGCTGGGCCTGTGCTGATGTAATTCGGAGCCTTGTTAAGTTGCGCACCTTGTTCGGCTGTTGTTTGAGCTTGTTGAACGCCGTTTGCAATGGTTTGAATGACCCTCTTTGCGCCCTCTGGCCCATTTTTGCGCAAATGCTCAACAAGTTTGTCGTGCATTTTGCTTTCGTGAGTCGGAACGCCAACCACATCAACAAGGTAATCCTTGGCCTCGTTGAGCTTGTTAATCATTGCTTCAGGGTTTGGCTGATTTGGATTGAAATCAGGGTCAGTCAACAAACCGCCGTAGGTTTTGCGCGTAATGTCACGATAGTAAGCGCCCAACTCAGACTGCTGTTTCTGAGTTGACATTTGCTGTTGAGCGACTCTTTGTTGCGCCTCTTGAACAAGCAAAGGATTTACTTGCTGAGCTTGTTGATAAGCCTGCACTCCACGCGCAAGGTTCACCATGTCACCAAGCGACATTTGACCCTGCGGGGTAACGCCAGCAGCAATGTTTGGGTTTCCAATCAAATCAGCCATGACCTATCCTTTACGTTTTCAAACTCAAGCCTTGACCACCGCCCATGTAGTCCAAGTTTGTTCCCGAGTAATTCAGTTGATTTGCTGGAGTCACCGCATAATTTGTCATTGGCGTTCTTAACAAATTGCTCAACATATAAGCATTGCCCGCGCCTGTAACACCACCAGCCAAAGCATTAGCCGATCCAATCTGACCCGCCGCTTGAGCCTGACCAGCCGCCGTGATAGCCGCGCCTTGATTTGCCGCAGACTGAACACCTGCTTGCGTAGTCTGCCCAACCGATGTTTGACCCATACCAGCGATGTTTGCCAGTGTGTTGTAAATGTTGCCGCGCTGGGTTTGATAGCGATTAAAAGCGTTTCCGTATTCTTGCGCAGCCTGACCTTGGGTGTAAGCCTGCAAGCCAGCCAAAGTGTTGCCAGACAATGCCCCGCCACCCACGTTTGCTGCGCGTTGATTAGCCATTTGGCCTTGCTCAAGTCGGAATGCGTAACCAGGGTCAATGCCAGCCGCAAAATCTTCGGGGGTAAATTGATGCGTCAGGTATGGTTTCATACCTGTTATGTCACTCAAAGCGGTATATCCAGCCTCACGGTACGGGCGTTGCTGCTCGTTCGTAATGTCAAACATCTGCTTTTGAATGTCAGCCGCATAACGCGATGCCGCCGCAGATGTGTCCGCTGCGCTTTGTGCGCCTTGAGCGCCAATAATGCCGCCGATTATGTTACCTGCCGCTGCCGCTGCTACTGCTCCAATAGGCATATCAACCCCTTGCAATTAAAACTTCATCAACCTTGTCTGGATCGGTTTCATCCGTTGCATGGATACAAAACCAAACACAATCCTCTAGGCTGACAATTTTGTGATGAATCCCCGCTTTGATTTCAATGCAGGCAGGGGCTTTAATTTCTTTTTCCCAGTCATCAGTCTGAACCAACACACGCCCTTTGGCAAGAATCGACAAATGGGCATAGTTGTGAGCATGGGACAAAGCCGCATAGCCCGCAGGAAAGTTCATTTGTTTGGCATATAAACCATCAGAAAAATGGTGAATAGTGCCCAAATCCGCATCAAATCGGCCTAGATTTTGAGCAAATTCATCTGCGATTTTCATGTCATTGATTGTAGTAGGGAACCTTGTATTGCTTGCCGTTTATCGTCACGTTCATGAAGCCCGCTGGCGCTGCTGGCAACGTTGCCGAGCCTGCCGTGGCTGTTGTTGATGACGAAAAGTTAAGCAAGTTCAGGAAAAACTGCTGCCATGCCCGAGTCGGTCTTTTGGTCACTGGTTCCAAAAATTCCGTCTGCGGATATGGGTTTGTTTGGGTTGAGCCGTAAATGCCGCCAGCCATCAGTTCTCTCCTTGAGTTGCCTTCAGGTTTGCCGACACAATAACCGCCTTCACAGGGTCAGTTACCACCACTTCAAAAATACGGTCACGCGACCAGCCAAGACGCCGCCAAATGGCACGATTCTGATACTTGCCGACCTTGCCGATGCTGGCCCAATGCTCATTTGACCAAGTAGAACCGCCGTCATTTGACCAACGCAACATGGCCTGTGGGTCAGCGCCAACAGTCTCGTCATTGAGCGGCGTGGTCAGCCCCGTCAAGCCAATGCCAGGCTGGAATTGAATCTGCAATTCCTCAAAGAACTGGCGCTGTAGGTCGGTCACGATATGTGGACAGCGGCGAACCCGCTTCACGTTTTGCCCGTTGTCGGTGTAGTTTGACTGATCCAATCGGTAGATGTTGCCGTTTTCATAGTCGCCAACCATGACGTAACCCTGAAAAAGAGCCGCGCAATTACCGCGATGGCGCTCAAACTGACCCAAATTATTTGTCCACAGCCACTTGTGCCAAAGTCCCGTGGATGTGTCGTAAGCCCATGTAAGGCCGTTTGTTCCGATGCTTGGGAACGTCACAACATAAACCTCATGGCCTTCAAGCTGATAAGTCCACGCAATTGCGTTTGTGATTGGCTGGTCAAGCAGGCTGTTTTCAACGGCGTGGGTAGAAATCCGCTGCGGCACATACCCGTTCATCTGCATGATCTGAGCCTGACCACGCAGGTTTCGGCTGACATAAGCAAACGAGTTGCCCAAACGAGCCATCGAGAATTTGGCGGCAATGCCGTGTTGGGTAGAAGTGCCTGGAATGCGCTGGAATGGGAAAGGAACCGCGCCCACATCAACCCACACCTCAGATGATGATTCACCCAACAGGTAAACCTCGCGGTGGTCAACAATAAGCGACACCAATTTATCTGGTGCGCCATCTTTTGTGCCGTAACTCAACGCCCCGCTGACAGGCGAAAGCAAATCAGACGAACCCCATTGCTGTGATGATGGACGGTTATAAACAAAATAATTGTCAACAATGTCCACCACATCGCCGCCTGTAAACGGGCCATCAGACGATGGGATAACCGTCCAGTTCAGCGCATACATGGTCGTTGATGCCACAGTTTGCGATGTGCTGACCGTATAAGTTCCAGTGGTTCCCGTCCCTGTTCCAAAGGCAGTAATCATGGTGTTAATTGCCACGCCAGAGCCTTGGATTGTTTGCCCAATTTTTAATGATCCGCTGGAAACAGCAGAAACCGTTAATGTCGTGCCAGAAAGCGATGCAGTAATAACTGCGCCGCAATTCGTGGTGTACATCTGTTGGGATGAAATTGTTTGGCTTGTGCCTATTGTGTAGGTTCCAACGCCGCCAGTTCCAGTGCCCAACGCTGTAATAACCGTTTCCTGCGTTCCACCAATCGCAAATAATTGTTGACCAGCCGCAATAGTCCCTTGTTTTACAGAGGTGACGGTCAGGGTTGTGCCAGATGTGGAACCTGTAAAAATCGCCGCCGTCTGGCTACCAACAACCCATGTGTATCTATAACTGCCGTCCACAATGTAAACGTTGACGCCGTTATCAACAATCGAAACCCGACCTGTGTTGGAGTTCATCTGCCCAACAATAATGGGCGTCAAGGTTGAATTCAAGGCATAAACATACGGGCCACAAACAGCAATCATTGTGCTGCCACCAGACACCGTATAAAGCCCACGCACCTCTTGGCGGTTGGGCAATGTCGCCCCAATGGTCAAGCCTGGGGTTGGATAAAGCGCAATGACGCCGCGCTGGTCAGGGGATTTGGTAGGGTCAACCTCGGGCCTCCAATTGATGCACTCTTGCGCATCTTGGTAAATAGAAGGCGCTTCGTAGCTTGCCCCAACAAATCCAAAATCTGCCATGTCGTTTACCTAAAGAACCCGCCAGACAAAATCCAACCAGCATCCTTTGCTTTGCCAGTAAGCAATGCGTCAGGAAACTGCGCGGTCTGCAATGGAGCCATGTTTGTGCGCTTGAGCGTGGCTTTGGCCTGCGCCGCAAATGCGTTGATTAGCTGAATTTGGGTTGTGGACGCTTTGCCGTACATGGGCATCAAGCGTTCAGCCAAACACCAGCGGAAAGCCATCATGTAGCCTTGCGGCATCACAATGTCTGAATACATCGTGTCGTAGCGGCTAAATAAGGTGTTGGCAAACATATGCACTTCACCCTGTGACGGGTTGGGCCACAGGAAAAGGTTGCCAGAATCCTCGCCCGCATTGAAATACAAGGCTTTAGGCCACGGGCCGTTCAGCGTTTTCAGGCCGATCAGTTCATAATCCTGAAGCGCCAAGACCGAAATTGGATAATCCAACCCGCCGTTGACAATCGGTTGACCGTTTGAGGTCGTATTGATCCGCACAAACGCAGAATCGATCCCCAAAGGTTTCTGGTAGTAGGCCGTAATCGTGGTTGAGGCGGCTGTTTGGGAGATGTTGACCTCGTATGTGCCAACCTCGTTGACGTTGCCGCCTGCGCCAGTCAAAGAGCGAACGATTTTTGTGCCGCTGGTGATGCCTGTGCCACTCAGGGTTTGCCCTTGGGCAACCGCGCCAGAACTGATACCAGTGACGGTCAAAACGTTACCCGAGATCGATCCTGTGAAGGACGCGCCGATAAAGTTTGCTGTGCTGGGGTCTGGGCCGATGGTGTATTGAGTTTGGCCTGCAATCACAGGAAAGATGATTTCCGTGATGTTGAACACCATGTAATGCTCGTTTGACCATTGGTCAATCAAGTCATTAAACATATCAAAGGCGTCTTGCGCCGCATCTGCGGTGGGGGTTTCCCCAGCTTCCAAAGCGCCAATGTCTTTGAGTGCCCTGCTAATAATGTCTATTGGTTTTGTCATTTCTGATCCAATGAAAACACTTGTGGAACCCAGGGCGGCAAGACTTTGGGGCTTACCAGAGCATCAAGCTGTTCCGTTAGGCGTGATTCTATGATGTTTTTGCCGTATTGGGTAGCTTCTTCTTTCACCCAATCAATGACCATTTCCTCGGTCACTTGCTCAAACGGGGTCTTGGCAACAAGGTCGCTGAAGCGCCAGTAACCCTCGGTTGAAACAACTTTATCCGCTGTCTCAACTAGGTATTTGACTTCTTTTATGACGCCATCCTCGGCATGAACTTCGGCAATTTTCCAGTTAAACATACAACCTCACTCGTACAAGATGTTTATTGATCCAGCATCAAATGTGTCTGTGCCGTTGACTGTGGTGATGCGTACTCGGTCTAGAGTGCCAGAAAGAGCCAAAAGACCTGTTGTTTGATGACAAGCAACATACCCTGCTGAATACACACCGCCATTACAAATCCAGATGTTGCTTCCTAATGTATTTATAACAAGGCTTCCATTTTGTGTATCAGTTGATGTATTAATTGATGCAGCGGCAAAACCAGATGTAAATGACCCAAACGTAGTGCAAGCCGCACCTTGTATCCGAGTAGCCGAACCTACATAGCCCGATGTTGTTACAGAACCTGCCCCAAGCTGAAGTTGAATAGTGCTTGTTCCGTTCGTGCTAACGCCATTCAACATCACAGTGATGCGTTTCACTCCTGACGGAATGCCAGTGAAGTCAATGCTTGTTCCGCTGGTTGAGGCTACAGCCGTGCCAGAGTTGATGACCCCTGTCGTGGTTAGGTTGTTTCCGTCAAGAACGATTGCCATTTAGACCCCCAAGGCGCGAAGTTCTGCTGTGGTTGTGCAGCCATCAGCCAACGCAGTAATGTCACGCAAACGCTGTTTTTCAGACACGATGGTTGCTGTGTCTGCACCCGTCTCTAGCGCACGCTGAAACAACACATCTTGAACAGCCAGCAAAGGCTCACGCTCTGCGCGCAAACGGCGCTTGGTCAGTTCTTTTGCTTTGTTTAGGTTTACGCTAACAACACCGTCATTGAGTTCCCAAGCATCAAAAAAGTCGTTATCAGCTTCAGGCAAATCTGCGCTGTCCACAATGATGGAATGACTTGGGGTGTCTTTGGCTTTGA